ATCCTTTTCTTTAATCCACTCGTCACGTTTAACTTCTACTCTGGCAAAGTAGTGGAAGTTCTTGGCCTTACCACCTGGGGTAGTTCGTGGGTCACCATACATGACGCCAATCTTTTCACGCCATTGGTTGATAATCAAACCTGTACAACCACGGTCTTCTACGACCATTGAGCGTTTCTGTGCCTTGCTACTCTTGCGGAAGAACTTACCTGTAAGACGTGCGCCTAAACCCATCGTGAACTCATCCATCATCTTTTCTGCTTCATCACCTGGGACTAGGGCAGGTAAAGAATCAAGAATGATGCAATCAACAGCACGGTTTTCCATTGCACGAATAATCAAGTCATAAACTTGTTCCATGATGTTGGTTTCAACTACCCAAAGTCGGTCAAGGTCTACACCAATTGCTTTGGCATAATCCGGTACAAACTCTTCAGCAGCAATCCACATCGCTACCCACTCAGGATCTAGTGCTTGGTTAGCCGCAATTGTTTTATAGGCAAGTGCAGTCTTGCCTGAGGATTCATCACCAATAATCTCAGACCACTGATTTGCTGGCCAACCTCCTCCAAGCATTAAGTCATAGGCAAGAATACCCGTAGTAATACGAGGTACTTCTTCTTTGACTTGGTTACCTTGGACAATTATGTTTTCGCCGTACTTTTTATTGATTGCGGAGATGATTGAATCAAGGCTCTCGCGTGTTGCATCAATGCGCATTTGTTTCCTTTTTGTTAGACGCCCCAGGAACTCTGGGAAGCTTGGTCATACATACCATTCCAGCCACATTCAAAACATCTTGGTGCTGGTGACTTACCTTGAATACTTGTACTTGCTGCTCTAGAACTGCGTGTAAATACGTTAGGGCTACCACATTCAGGGCAAGTAACATCCCCTTGTTTTTTGGCAGCTTCCCCACCCTTCCATAGTCTTAACGCTTCACCCATTGTAATTTGTGCTTGTGAATCTAAATCTGGGCGTAAAACTCGTTGGGGTTCGTCAGGACCTTGTTGAGGGATTACTGGTTGTGGGAACCTAATTGCACCAGAGGTAGTGGGAATAACTGGGTTAAAGCTACGGTTGGTAGATGTAACGGGTTTTTCTCCACTTAGTTTTTTGGACCACCAGTCACTGCTCATCTTCGTCCTCCTCCTCCTCCTCGTAATCGTCTTCGTCATAGTCTAGGTCATCTAGTGCCGCTGAAAGCATCATTTCAACTAAAGATTCCATTGTTTTTGTCATAGATGGATCAGAGGTTAAAGTTTCATCAATAGATATTATATCTTGATCTACTAGATGCGCAATGGTAGCTACTGCAAATGATGTAATAATATTTTCAGTAGCTTTTAAGGTTACTTCATCAAAGTCATTGTTCTCTCGAAGGACTGTTATCATCCATGAGGCACATTCTTTTAAATGATGTAGTACTCCTGTATTAGATAATATAAACCACTTTTGCATAGTGTCTATAATCTCGTGTTCTTGAACATCCGGAGACGGCACAGAGAACCCAGCAGTGTGAGCTAACTTTTGACCCTCCAATATAGATAGAGTCAGATAGAAGTTACGTTCTTCTACTGGGCTTGAAGCCATGATCATCCTTTCGCCTCCGACCAGTTATAAGCTGAGTGGCAAGACACTCTTAGTGGTATTCCACTAATAATGTTACCATCACCCATGGCATTTATAAATAAAGGTTGGATTACGTCCACTGAGTCTTCTGGAACCATTGCTACTAGTTCGTCATGTACTTGAACAAGTATCTTAGAGTCTGTATCTTTGAGTACTTCATAAACGTCAATCATAGCTTTTTTACAGATATCAGCTGCTGATCCTTGAACCACCGCATTAACGGCCTGACGTTCTGCTCTAGAACGCAACATGTAGTCGTCTGATCGTAAGTCAGGTAGTCTGCGGCGGCGACCTGAGATGGTTTTTACATACCCCATTTTTATACCCTCGTCAATAATTGACTTCTTCCATTTAGTTATTCCTGAGAACTGTTTATAGTACTGGTCAATAACAAACCGTGCGTGCTCTTCGTCAACGCCAGTTGTTCGTGCCAGTTTTTGGGGGCCTCCACCATAGGCAGTTAGGAAGTTAACCCCTTTTCCAAGCTGTCTTTCTTCTGAAGTAACTTCCTCAACTGGTTTACCCAAGATAAGAGCAGCTGCTCCAGAGTGGATGTCATCGCCATTGAGAAAGAATTCGCTCATTTTCTTATCTCCTGAGAACATACACATTACACGCAGTTCAATCTGATCATAGTCAGCTACTAACAGGACGTTTCCTGGAGTGGCCACAAACAAACTACGAACGCTACTGTCTCTTGGGATGTTCTGTAAGTTGGGGTTACTTGAGGACAGACGACCCGTAGCAGTTCTGTGCAAGTGAAAGGACGGGTGTAAAGAACCCTTATTCAGCTTTGTAAGCAACCCATCAACATAGGTTGACTTGACCTTTTTTGTTTCTGCCCAGTCAATTAACATTGGAACAATTGGGTGTTTGGCCTCAAGGTTGTGTAAAGCCTCTTCGTCTACTGAGGCTGAGCCCTTTTCTGTAAACTTGGTGGGCTTTAGACCAAGACCACCCTCCCGCTTCTTTGTAAACAACAACTGTTGTTTGTGTTTAGGGCTATCTGGGTTGAATCCAGGGGGAGCGTAGTCCATCATGTTTAGAAGCAGGTTGTTTAGATGTTTGTCTAGTTCAACACCCAGTTTTTTCATAGACCTGTAGTCAACAGGGATACCTGTGTCTTCCATTTCCATGAGAACACGGATAACTTCCATGTCTTGGCGTAGACATGACAGCAGCTCTTCTTTGTTTTGAATCTTCTGCCAAAGCATCTTGTACAAATGCCATGTCCACTTAGCATCTAGGTGTACATACTTTGTTGCTTTTGAAAAAGGAACCTGCGTGATCATTGCACCAAGTTTCCCGTCCTGATGGTAGGGGTTAAACCCACCAAAGTTATGAGCTATAAGCTTGTCAAGACTATACTCTGATAGATTCTCATTCAGAATATGTTGAGCAATCATAGTGTCAATAAACGGACCTTCTGGCAACTCGTTGTCAAAGTACTTACGAATAGATCTTGCGTCAAATTTGACGTTATGTCCAATCTTAACAAGGTCACCAAAGAATATGGGTTCAAGTTCCTTAAAAACTTTAGTTCGAGACAGCTGTTCCGGAGCAGGAGAAAACACTGCTGGGATATAATACCTACCCTTAGCCATTGACTCCTTACCATTAGCCAGGAGTTTACGGTAACCGCTTGGTGGGATCGTAGAACCATCGCCACGTTCTTCAGGGATGATTATTTCACCGTTGGGGTGCCCCATTGGGATTGCCCATGAGTGCCCCTCTGTAGCAAGACCAAGCCAAAATACTTCATTACGCATTGGATCTAACGCAAGAGTGTTTGCCCATTTGTTTACAAGGATTTCTTTTGATCGGGCAATTACATCTTCAGAGGTTGTTTTAATGGTTGTGGCGTGTGTTTCCCATTCCTGGTCAATCCAAGCCATAACATCAGAATGCCGTTCTACAATACCTCGGGTTTCAACGTCAAACGCAAACGCCCCTACTTCAGTAATTGTAGCTACAATTTCCTGTAACTCTTCTATTGTAGATACAACATGGGGGGCCGTTAAGCCCCCCATGCAACCATTAAACTGGTTCATCTCAGTCTGCCAAATCTTCTAAGGCAATCTGAGTAAGGTCCTTGCGGGTTGGGATTTGGATAATTTCAGGGGTGTAGGCATCCTTGCGGAAAACCTTTAAGTCATCTTCGGTAAGACCGTCAATATTCCACTCTTCAAGATCTCGTTCCTTAACTAACTGATGGTTAGTTGCAGAAGTTGCACCCTTGCCTGAACGGCTGACCGCCCAGTAGTGCTTGGAAAGTGGTCCCTGTCGTGGGTCAATGTGGAAGTTCTTAAGTTGGTCAATAACTCGTGGTCCAACTTCATAGGACTTGTGCATTGGTTCAGCATCTGAAGACAACAACACTACGTTAAACGCAAATCGTGTTGAGGGTCGGCTACCTGCATCACAAAGCGGACAACCCTTGGGGTCTAGGTCCGCAATGCAAGTAAAAGACTTCTGACCAGTACGTTCTACCCAGTGTTGGCGGTAGGTGGCGTACGGCTCATCTTCAAGAAACTTAATAATGGTTGTATCTTCTGAAATACGTAATCTCTGTGCGTATGGGGAATCTGCTGATTTAGCTTGCTCTACAGCACCCCAACCACTACGGATTACTTTGGTAGCCACAGCGGGCTTGTCATCATCATCATCATCATCGATTTTGCGGCTTGCACGTGTTGGCTTTGCCGCTTCTTCCATGATTTCTGTTTCGTCGTCGTCGTCGTATCTGCTCATGATTTTGTCCTTTGTGTTTGTTAGTTGGGCCATTTTTGTTTTATGTATTTTCTGAATCCATCCCAGTTGGCCTTTGCTGGGTTGGAAATTTGAAACTGATCAACAGCGTCAATCAGAAACTCTACCTGCTCCAAACTGTAAAGTCTACGACCTTTCAAAGTTTTTCCAGGAATTTGTTGGCCACGTGGTGTGGGGGTTCTAAAAGTGGCTCTAGGTATCCACCCTTGTTGCTCCCACATCCTAATGGTCACCGGCTTTCTATCTAATGCCTTAGCAAGTTCTCCAACAGAAAAGAACATACGCTCTTCTCCAGACATATGGAAAACCTTACCACGTGCACCATTTAGTCTATCTTCAAGTCTTGAATCTTTTTTCTTGGCACTTTCTCTATTTTTAGGAGGAGTTTTACCAGGATAGTCAGGTAGATCGTTGAAGAAGTCTAACGGGTCTTTGGGCATCATTCGTCTCCGTAACTCTTGCCCTCTACGACTTTAAACGCCCATGATTCTTTTTTGACATAAAGCTCGTCAAGTTCAAGTTTTAGTTCTGGGTTATCCCATACTTTACCTAAAAGCTTATCTTCGCTAAGTATTCTTACTTCTTCAGAGACGTCTTTCCACATGTTCTTAGATCTAGCCCACTGTTCTGCAGCATGGTTATCTAGATTGATAGACACACGACGTTCTCTTTTAAGTTGGTGCTCTCCTGCAGGGAGCCACTTGTGTCCTTTGTCATCAACGTCTCCGAAAGAATCTACTTGGCTGCTCAGCTCTTTTTTAATCTTGTCTAGGCGCTCTTGGTATTTTTCAATAAGGCTCTTTAAGTTTACGTATTCAGTAACTATGCGTCCTAGGTCAATTTCATGGATCTTTGAGTTATTACTCATGGTGCTCCTATACGTGTGAGTCACGCAGAAATTGCGTGAGGCTTCCTAGTGTTATGTCAAACCCACCACGAACATCATGGTGTTTTCCATCTACAAATGCTTCATTAATTGAACGTTTTTGTTGAAGCATTTCGTATTGGCGTTCCTCAATACTACCCTGCATAACAAAAGTTGCAATAGTAACGTGAGGAAATTCTGAAGAAAGTCTAATAATTCTTGCTTCTCTTTGTTCAAGTTTTCCACTGCTCCATGGAAGGTCATATGAAATTAGATAGTTGGCCATAGGTAAGTCAACACCATACCCACCAGCATCTGAGGAGAGGAACAACCTGGTATCTGGGTCAGTACCAAACTGTTGTTTAGAATTATCGCGATCTTCCGCTGACATCCCGCCCATAAATAAAACACTCTTTGTTAACTTAGAGGTGGATTCTTTAATCAATCTTAGGTTTTCTTTAAAGAAAGAAAATAGAACTACTTTATTCTTGGGGTCAGCACTAAGGACTTCTTCAATGTACTCAACTACTGCATTAAGTTTGGGGGTGTCTATCGCTTTAGATAGGTAACCTCTTGCGTCAATGTCAAATGCGTAAGCACTCCCCTCATTGGGGCGTTTTGGGTCTGCGTATATTGCAGCGGATCTTGATACGAGGTTTGGGTTGTCACACAACATTCTAAGGACGGTCAGTCTAGACATGATTTGCCCTTGTGCTTCGTTAGAAGCTGGGTCGTTGTAATGTTTCCATAAGTTGAAAGAACCACCGTGCTTAGACATGGCTTGCTGAAGTTGGTGTAGTAGGTCAGTTGCAATAGTTCTGTATAAGGTTGCCCCATGGGTATCAAATGGTACGGGTATTAATTGATGGATAATTTCAGGAAGCTGATCAGCAATGTCTTCTCGAGTTTTTCTGATCATGCAGTCTTCCATTGAAGAATGTAGGTTGTTTAAGTTTCGATAGCGCACGGGTTTACCATAGTAATCACGAACTATGAAGGTTCTATCAAAGGCATCAAATGGACCAAGTACCGTTGGGTCAACAAACTCCATGATGGAGAACAACTCTTCTGGTCGGTTTTCAATTGGCTGGCCGGTTAGAGCGTACCTGTATACCATTGGTTTGGATATTCTTTTTACCATCTTAGAGCGTTTACTTGAACGGGATTTAAGCATGGTTGCTTCGTCCACCACAATTGCTTGACATGGGATGCGTTTAAAGAACTCTAGGTCTCTAATAAGACATTCAGTATTAACAATCACATACTGTGATGAAATGGCTGCTTTCCAAAGTTTCTCTCTAGTCTTTGCAGGGCCATCAATAACAGTTACTCTGGAGTTTGTAAACCTCTGTATTTCACGTTTCCACTGGTACTTGAGTGATGCTGGGACAACAACTAAACATCGATCAATATCTCTGTTGACTAAGAGGGTTTCTATGCAAGAGATAGTTGTAACGGTTTTTCCTGCTCCCATAACAAGTCCAAGAAGTACTTGACCACGGTCAAGCATCTTTTCAACTGATTCTTCTTGGTATGGGTAAAGGGAACCTGTAAACATCTAAGCAATCCATGGGGGCATAATCTTGGCTGTTTCTAAACCAACCTCAATTTCAACGTCCGTCATATCTCCTATATCTTTAGCATCAGTATTTTTGTAGTTCCACCAGTACAACCCTTTGCGAGGTGTACCAAGTGCGTGGTAAAGCTTCTTACTAGATTCTACACCAGCTTTATCGTTATCCATTGCTACTATAACTTTATCAGCTAAATGCAGTATAAGGTCTATTTGCTCTTGAGATACATACGCACCAAAAGTTCCAAGTGCTTGGGCTTTATCCGTTACCTTGGCAAACCTAATAACATCTAATGGTGACTCTACAATAACTGCTGTTGAGCTGCGGAAACGTTCAACTCCAAATAGGGTCTTAGATTTCTTTACCCCAGTTGGAAAATTTAATACACTACCTAATCTTTTTTCTTGCCAACCATCCAACCGTCCAGTAGCAGACATGATTGGGATGGCCCAGGATTTATTCTTGGGGTTCCAACGTACACCATATCGGTGTGTTATCTCAGGGTCTAAGTTGCGAGAACTGCATAACCGTTCTGGAACTCGGTCAAATCCAAAGAAGGCATCGCGATCTACAAACACATCTTCTTGTTGGGCTTTGCCCTCTATCAAAGTTTTGTAGCTTGCGTCTACAATCATCTTCTGTATTTCAATCCCAGAGTCACCCCCTGAGAGCTCATACAATAAAGATGAGAGCGACCCACGTGCTCCACATGAGAAGCAGATCCATAACCCAGTTGTGGCATTCATGCTCCAAGACGGAGAATTGTCTGGTTTGCCAACTGTTCTGATGTGAACTGGGCATTTACCAGTTATTTCTTTGTCTCCAACTCTTTTAACCTCCACCCCTAGTGATTCTAGGACTTGGGCCAAGTTAGTCGAATGAGGGGTTGATGTGGTCGTCATAATCTGATACCTCCTCAAATTCCATAGTAGTCCAGTCCCACTTAACGTGTACTTCACCAGTAGGGGCTGTTCGGGCTAATACAACTCTAATGATTGCTTGGTCTTCCATATCTGGGTTTCGCTCAACACCAAGAATCAAGTCAGCGTCTTGCGCAAAAGATGAGGTGTAGCCAATTGCATCTGCCGTAACCGCACGAGTCTTTTTGTTGCCTAGCTTCCAAGAAAGAACCTGAGTAGTTGCAACTACAGGAATGTCAAAACGCTGTGCAAGTCTTTTCAGAGATCTTGTGATGTTGGTTAGGGCTTGGGGGCTTCCCTTTGCTTCACCCTCCTCATCATCCATCAAGTACACACCATCAACAAACAACACGTCAGGTTGGTACTCCTGTACTTTTCCAGCAAGAGCTGTAACTGTTGTAAGTGATGAGGTATCTTCACTGAAAACAAATGGATGCATGTTTTTGCGGATGCTCAGGGCTTTGCGGATCTTTATCATGTCATCGTTGTTTAAGTCACCTGACAAGATGCGGGTATACGGTACTTTGGAAATCAATGAGTCATACCGTGCTTCTTGTTCTTCAATGCTCATTTCAAAAGAAACAAAGAGTGGGCGCTTGCCGTGGATGTGTGCAGAGTTGGCAAGGATCAAAGCAAACAAAGACTTACCACGCTTTGGTTCACCAGCAAACACAATGAATTGCTGTGGACGTAATCCGTGTGTGATTTTGTCAAGACCATGAAAACCAGTTGGGATACCACGAAGAGCGTTTGGGGTATTGCGCATTACCTCATAGCGGGCCATTCTGTTTTCCCAGTTTTGGATAATGTCAATGTCTCTAAGGCGGGCAGCATCAACCGATGCTTTTTGTAAACCTACCGATAGAGCGGCCATTGCCTCTTCAAGGTTGTTTGCGTCAATCGCAGGAATTGCATGAGACAAAGAATCCATGATGGTTCTTCTTCTAAACCCTGCTACCACTTCTTCAATCAACCTAGAGAAAGTTTCTCCAGAGGCATCTTCTAATGTGACATCTCCAAATTCTTGGTTGAACACACGTTCGGTAGGAACTGCACCATGAACGCGGTTGAACTCCAATAACCATGACCATATCTCAGGCCATGAACCAGTAAAGTGGTCAACTTTCAAACCGGCTTTGATTGGGGTATTCAAGTCTTTTTCTTGAATGATTTTTGAAACTAGGTATAGCTCGCTGGAAGCCATCATATTCTCCATGCAGTGTTTGGTTTAACAACGTGGGCTCTAAACCCTATCGTAAACGCTTCTTCGTCAGTTGATACATACACCGTTCGTATGCCTCTGTTGTATCGTAAATCTATTTCGTAATCTTTTGGTGAGTCGTACCACAACACTGTGGTACGGACTCCTTTACGTAGTAACCATTCGTAAATTGGATCAACTGCATCGGGGTGCAGGAAGGTAATTACATCAGTACCAATTCCCAACCGATTAACGCAGTCAGCTAGGGAGCGTACAGCAAGATCATTTGGTTTCCACATTGGAACTGCAGTTTCCCAATTATTTGCTCGTTCATAAAATTTGTACTTGGTCTTAGCTGTAATTCCTTCGGGAGGTGTTGCTAGGACCCCTTCCCATATGCAGGATTGTCCAAGAATGGAATACTCTGCTATGTCACCGCGTTCCATTAGGAAACCCTTATTTCAGTCATCTCTGTTGTGGATACCTTTACCCGATCACCATACCGACGATTAAAGTCCATAGTTCCTAGGGTTGTAGTAATAATCATTGAGCGGGTGTCTTCATAACGTCTGCGGATAAGGCTGCCAACTTCATGGGTTGAGAAATCCGTTTCACGCTCTTGCCCCACCCCATCAAGTAACACAACATCAAATACTCCTTGGATGTACTTAAGGAGGTAGGGCATTGAATACATCTCTGGAAGAAGCCCACCGTCTTGTTCAAATGTATCTTTGAGCATATCTATGTAGCGGTCACTGCTTACAAACCGACCAGATGCACCGTTACGCAAAACAAGTTCTTGAAGAACCGCTTGACCAACAATACTTTTTCCTGATCCAGTCTTGCCGTACAAAAACAAACTGTCACCTTGCTGGTAGTTGTTAACCCAGTTGGTAACTTCTTCAATACAGCGGTCACTTACCGTAAGTGACTCTAACGACCATTCTGCCCAGCGTGTGGGAATTCGTGTATGGAATAAGCGCTCTTCAACAGAGCGGTTTCTCCACCACTTCTCTGATTTCCAATCAGTCGGAACCTGGAATGTCTGTGTCATGATTCTCCGTGTAGTAGCCATTTTCAATTATGCTCCAAAAGTCTGAGTCAATGGTTGAAGCTTCTGAGGTGCGCAACTCTAGCCACTCTTCAAACTCTTCGTGTGTTTCAAATGCGGTTGTGACCCAATTCACAAAACGTATTAGTTCTTCAAAACTTGTAAATGCAAACACTCCATCAATTTCCATGGGTCACTCTCCGATAGTTGTAAATCGCTGAAACAATCGTATCAGCGGCGGGTCGGAGGGTGGTGCGAGTTTTTGCAAGCAGTTCTTTTGGAAGTGTGATACCAACAAGATCTTCCTGTAATTCTTTAAGGTCTGCCTCTTCTTCTCCAATATGCCACTTGACCAGGGAGTTTAAAGAACTAATTTGGTTTCTAAACATCGATGATGAAAAGTCATCAGCTAGCTCGATAACTTGTGCTACTAGCTCTGGGTATCTATAGCAAACATCCATTCCTGAGATAATGATAACCTTACGTAAGGCTTCATCAGAAGCTTTATCCCAAGGTAAGTCCAGCCCCTCACGATTAAAATCATTGAGCATCAAACTTAGAATTGGGCTGGTGTTATCTAACACTGTGTCAAGTGTTTCCATTAATGATGCTTGAACACCTTTGCTAGAAAACATGAGCACTGGGGATTCTGCTCCACGCATACGGTCGGTGCTAAAGAACTTGTCAATCATCTGACGAACGGTTGTTCGTGAAACACCAGCGTCTAGTAGAAGCTTGATTGTTCTGCGGAGAATGTTCATGTCCTGAAAAGAGTACGAACAAACCATTACTGATCTGGGATGGTACACAAAGTAACTAGCCAAGTCGTTTACCTCTGGTCGAGGTTTACGTTTTACTGGTTCTTCAACCTTTGCTTTTTCGTTTACGTCTGCGCCAAGAATCATATCCTCTACCTTATCACGAGGGCCATCGGCCTTCTTTAGGGTTTTATTACTATTACTCTCTATTATTACTATTTCTCTAGAGATCAGCGCTTTTGTTACTTGTGCTGGTGTTATGTTCATTTTGATAGGGTCATGGGTGACCCTATCAGGGGTAGTAGGTAGGGTCATGGGTGACCCTATTGAGGGTGTTGTGTTGGTGGTTGATAGGGTCATAAGTGACCCTATTGCTGGTTGTGTGTAGTTAATAATGTAAGTGTTTGGTTTTGGTTTTTGTCGTAATTTTGTTGTGATTATTTGTTGCTCTGAGAGCCATTTGAGTGATCGTTTTACAGTTTCTTTTGAAGTGTATGATGCATCGGCAATCTCTTGAATAGACGCC